GTCGTCGTCTCTATGACAAAACCAACCAAGTTTCTTTTCCCATAGAGACGACGACCCCGAGCCCCCGAAATCGTATTCCCCCGAACCAGCCTGAACCAGCAGGATCGGGCGAGAAAGACCTGCTCACAGGGCTGATCGGTCGTGATGAGCCCCGGTTGGTGACGGCCGTTCCAAGTGGTGAGTCGTACGGTGACCAGATCGTGGCTTGGTCTCAGCGTGTGCTTGGTCTGAAGTTGATGAACTGGCAGGCTCGAGCGGTGCGCGACGCTTTGACCGTGGATGCCGATGGTGCGTTCGTGTTCAGGGAAGCGTTGATCTCCACGGCCCGTCAGCAAGGTAAGTCCATCCTCATGAAGTCGGTGGCGGGCTGGTGGGCGACAGAGTTCGCCGCTCTCCGCAAGGAGCCCCAATCGGTTGTTATTGTCGCCAACCAAAAGAAGCGGAGCATGGCCCTCTTTCGTGACCTTGCTCGAGAGATGGAAGGGCGCATCGAGATGAAGGTGCGATGGCAGAACGGCGACGAGCGCATTGACTTCCCAGACGGATCATCCATCTCGGTGATCGCCGCATCCGAACACGCACACGGTGGCTCATACGATTGCATCCTCATAGATGAACTTTGGGACATTAAAGCGGAGGTGATCTTTACTGCCCTGCGCCCGTCTCAAATCGCCAAGACGAATCCGCTGATGCTGATGTTCTCCACCGCTGGGGATCTGTCCTCCACGGCGATGATCCAACTACGATCTCAGGGCATCGCCGCCATCGACTCAGGGAAGGACACTGCGTTCTATCTCGCCGAATGGTCACCGCCACCAGGAGTCAGCGTGGAAGATCGGCAGTGGTGGCCGTGGGCGAACCCAGCACTCGGGACAACAATCACCATGAAGGCTCTCGAGTTAGCGTTTGATTCACCCAATCGGCAAGCGTTCATCCGAGGTCACTTGAACCTATGGATCGCCTCAACCGAAGCGTGGCTCCCGTTAACAGTTTGGGATCGGCAGCACACCGCTGAACTGATGCCCAATGGCGGCCACCTTGTCATTGACTCCTCGCTGGATGGCTCACGTTATGTCGGCATCAGGGCCGCCATGTCGGAAGGTCATGTCATCTTAGAGACTGCGTTCAGCGTGGACTCAGAAGCGCAGATGTGGGGCGAAGTGGTTCGCATCATGGCCGATCCGAAGATCATGCTCGGTGTCACTCCATCGCTGGAGATTCACACACCTCCCGATCTACGGCGACGGATGACCATTGTCGGCTACGCCGAACTGATCAAGTGGACTGCTATAGCGCGCTCGATGATCGTGGAAGATCGTGTGAGACACACTGGCGACATCGGTCTCGCGGAGCACATGGGGCGAGCAGTCGCAGTCAAAACAAACCAGTCAATCGTGCTCTCTTCGCAGAAGTCACCTGGGCCCATAGAACTTGCTCGGTGCGCAGTGTTCGCCATCGCGCTCGAGTCACGCCCAGCCACCCGAAACAAACCACAAATAATCTTCGCGAACTGACTTAACACGGCGCGCAGTTTGTGGGAGAGTCCGTTCGTGGCACTATTCGGCAACAAGAAGCAGACACCCTCCTTCACTCACGCGCCGCTTCAAGCAGCAGCGGGAAGTGCCGCGCAGGTGGGTCAGTTCTACTCGTACTCTGTCGGGGCGAGCACAGAACTGGCCCTCTCCTGCGCCACAGTCGCACGCGCCACACAGATGATCTTGAGCATGGTCGGCTGCCTACCGCTCCGCCACTACACCAAACAGTGGACAGGCGAACGTTACGAGAAGATCTATCTGGAGAATGAGGCGTGGATGGATCAACCAGATCCTCGATCCACCATGAACTTCATTATGAGCAACACGGCGATGGACATCATGATGCGCGGAAGAGGCTTCTGGTACATCACAAGTCGTTCATCGGCGACAGGTCGCCCGCTCTCCTTCCAATGGTTGCCCGCATCCATGGTGTCCACACTTGACCAAGCGGGCCCGCAGTTCTTCGGCCAGTCCAACCAGATCACCTTCAACGGAATTGAACTGCCGACAGAAGATGTCATCCAGTTCATCAGCGGTGTTCAAGGATTCTTGTTCACTGGTGCGCGCACAATCACCACGGCCTTGAAACTTGATCAGGCCGCTGAACGCTTCGCCTCGAATGAGATTGCGGCTGGATGGCTCACTGTCGGCGAGAACACTGAACAGATGTCCGCTGAGGATCTTGGTGAACTCGCCGCATCATGGCGACAAGCAAGGCAGACAGGAGCGATCGGTGCGCTCGCTGGCGGTGTCACTTTCAACGAGTTCAAGTCTGACCCAAACAAACTCCAACTACTTGAGTCGCGCCAATACTCTTCGCTTGAAGTGTCACGCCAAGTTGGAGTCCCGGCATACCTTCTAGGAATCGCAGTCGGTGGCTACACCTACCAGAACGCACAACAGGCGCGTCAGGATCTTTACCTCTTCGGCGCGAAGCAAGTCCTTGATGTCATCCAAATGACTTTAAGTATGACCAATGTTCTGCCACGGAATCGCTTCGTGGAGTTTGACGTGGATGACTACATCTACGAAAACCATCTCGCAGAAGTACCAGTGGAAGAAACGGTGTCAATGTCATGATCAGATTCAACGCTCAACTGGTGACGCTTGATGCGTCGGCTGATGAAACTCAACCATCGCGCACGATTACAGGGCTCGCAGTCCCGTGGGATGTTGTCGCCAATCTTTCCAACGATGTCGGCCCAGTGAAGTTCTTGAAGGGCTCCATCTCAGTGGATGGCCCGATGCCGAAACTCCTGGAGTATCACGACGACACTCGAGTCATCGGCCGTGTCACTGAACGAGTCGCATCCGATGAAGGCTTGATGTTCTCGGCAACACTGTCCAAGACTCGCGCCGCAGATGACGCGATGGCATTGCTCGCAGATGGTTCCATCTCCGCGGTGTCCATCGGTGCGGTACCGCTCAAGTTTAAGCGCGTGAACGGTGTCATGGAAGTGAGCGAGGCTCGAATGATTGAACTGTCGCTTGTCTCCTTCCCGGCATACGCCGACGCAGAAATACAGTCTGTCTATGCCTCGGCAGAAGACGAAGAAGAAATACCAGAAGAAGAAACCCCACCACAACCATCCGAGGAGGATGACATCATGTCAGAACCAACCACAGTTGAAGCCGCCATCGCGACTCAACCCATCTACGCAACACTCAAGAAAGAAGTGAAGATCCCCACCGCCGTTGAATACTTGGCGGCCGCAATCGCTGGAGGCGACAAATGGAAAGCATTCCACCAAGTTCTCTCAGCCTCCGCGCCAGATGTTGATCTCGCTTCAAGCCCTGGTGTCCTTCCCGAGTTCATCGTCGCTCCCGTCTATAACAACTTTCAAGGCTTGCGCCCAGTCGTGGATGCCGTTGGCGTTCGCTCAATGCCCTCTGCTGGATCAACTTTCATCCGACCAAAAGTGACCACACACAACTCAATGGGCGCACAGGCGAATGATCTTGATACCTTGACCGCATCCACAATGGTGGTCAGTTCCGAGACCGTCACAAAAGGCACCTACGGTGGCTATGTGTCAATCTCCGAGCAGCTGCTTGACTGGAGTGAGCCTTCCATGCTGACGGTTCTCTTGGATGACATGGCTCGAATCTACGCCAACACCACCGACAATGTGGCCGCCGATGCGCTTGTCGCAGGCGCAACCACGACGGGAGCGTTCGGTGATCCAACGGTGCCAGCCGACTGGCTCGCATGGATCGGCGCATCAAGCACCACAATCCTGACCGCATCTAACGGCAACAATCCGAACACCTTGTTCTGCTCTGCCGATGTATTCGGCGATCTGATTGCTTTGAGCGATACCGCTGGCCGACCATTGTTCCCGAACCTCAACGCGCAGAACGCAATGGGCGCGGTGGCAGTGACCACAGATGTCGGAACTGCGTTCGGCTGCCGAGTCGTGCGTGACCGCAACTTCGCCTCCAACACTTTGATTCTCGGAGACGCTTCAGGCTTTGAGATCTTCGAGTCGCAGAAGGGCGCAATCAGCGTGGATGTCCCATCAACCTTGAGCCGCACAATCGCATTCCGTGGTTACTTCGCCACGCTCATGATCGACTTGGACAAGTTCGTCAAGGCTTCGAGTTACTGAGCAACCACTGAGATTCTGAGAGCCTGAACCATGTCCACCTTCACTGTCACACATCAGCAGATCACTGACAATGTGTGCGTGGTTCAGACTCTTGAGTCCACCGACATTCTCGTCGGACAAGAGATCACACTCTCAGGATGCGACGCATCAATCAACGGTGTCCACACCGTCTTCCAGATACCGATCTACTACTTCACAGGGATCAACGATGCGGGCGATTATCTGTTCAACGATCAGATCGTCTTCAAGAATCAGATCCTCTTCCAACTTGTTGATGACAACATTCAGCGGTCGGCCGTTGATCCTGTCGGATCACTCCAGTGGACAACACCAACCGAATGCGTCTGGTCAGATGTCGCCGACCTCACCGAGTTTCTTGGCATCGCTGGCGCAACTGCGAACGACACCGCATTCATGACCACATCGGTGAACGCGGCGAATGCTTGGTGTTTCAAGCGAAGGTCGCAGGCTGGCTACAAGGATGATCTGATCAATGTTCCAGATGCGGCCGTTCTCGCCGGCACAGTGTTGATGGCCGCTTCGCTTTACCGTGAACGTGGCAGCATTGACTCTTTCAATTCGTTCCAAGACATGACGATCTCCGCACCAGTCGCATCCATGGGGCGCATCAACTCGCTTCTCGGCATCAAGAGAGCGCAAGTGGCATGAGATGCCAGCCAACCTCCTCTATAACTCGGCCGTCATCTACGACACCGAAGATTACACGTATTCTGGCATGACTATCACCGAGGGCATATTCCGCGACACCATCACAGTGATCGCCGACTCTTTGAGTGCGCTCGCTCTCGTACCAGTCACCGACCCACGCAACGCACGACCGCTCACCGTGTTCGTGGAACTCCCAACCTTCACCGCATTCAACAATCAGATCGCCGACATCACTTGCGACATTCGAGTTCTCGGTGCGCCTCCTGGCAACCAAGACGCAACCAACTACATTCTGACCGTGGTGGACACCATCATGGATTCTGAGATCGCAGTCCTATCAGGCTCCCCATCTGTCGCCACGATCGGCTCGGCAGAACTTCCCGCATACGACCTCACAATTCGGATCGCTGCTCAGCGAATCCCTTAAACAAAGGAAACAATAATGGCAACAACCGCAACCACATATCTCTCGAATCCGACCGTACTGATCGGGGCCGTGGATGTCACGGCGATGTGCAATAGCGCAACCTTGACTGTCGGCTACGACTCCCTTGAATCCACATCGTTCGGGGATTCGGGCCATCTATATGTCAAGGGCCTTCAGTCCGTGAGCGTTGAATTGACTCTCTTTGATTACTACGGCGCAGGCTCCGCAGAAGCGACACTCTTCGCTGCGACGGGCACAGGAACCACCACTCTGGTGATCTCCCCAGCGGGCTCATCCGAATCGGCAAGTAATCCTGAATACACGATCACCAACGCGATGATGGCGACCTTCACACCGATCAACGCAACTGTCGGCGAACTGTCCATGATTAACGCATCCTTCACTGGTGGCACATTCGCACGCGACATCACCCCATAATCCAAGGAGACCCGACATGATTGGAATGATCCTTAAAGTTGAGATGCTCAACGGTGAGACACACGAGGCCCCAGTGACCTACGGTGTCGCATCGCGTTGGGAAGACCAACATCCACAGACGTCGGTCTCCAAGTTCTTGGAAGACATGAAGTTCAAGCAGTTGGCGTGGCTTGCGTGGGATGCGTTGCGAACAAAGAAGATCACAGTCAAAGTCTTCGGGCAGTTCTTGGATGAAGTCGGAGACATCACCTTCATCCCAAAAGCGGAGGGAAAGTCGGAAGGGCCACCAACCTGATTGCACAGTTAGCGGTGCGCACAGGGATCAGCCCGTTGGATCTGATGGACACACCGCCGCACATAATAGATGAGATGATCCGTCTCATTGTTGAGCAGAACGAGAAGAAGTAATGGCCGTAGATCTGACCGCAAGCATGGAGATCAAAGGACTCAAAGAGTCTCTGAAGATCATCAACAAAGTGGACAAGAAACTACGCCTCGAGATCGGTCGCGACATAAAGCGCATCGGTGAGAAGACTGTTGTCGCCGCCATCAACGAGTTGATTCCTCCCGGTGCGCCCATGTCAGGAATGGAGCACCGCAAAAGGACAGGCTGGTACAACTCCAAGAACAAAGGTGTCAAAGTCAAGACAAACACTCGAGGAGCGCGCAGGCGCAACATCAACCAAGGTGCGAAGTATGAGACCATCGCAGTGATCACGGTCGGCACTACTGGCGCGGCTCTTGCGATGATGGACATGGCGGGCAAGGGCCCGAACCGCACGCGCAACTCCAACCCTAAACTGGCGCGCCCAAACTTTGTGCCACTACTTAATGAGCGTCTCGGTCGTGGGCCGTCTCGCTTCATGTGGGCTGGTGGAGAGAAAGCGATCCCAGACTTCCAGCGTGAACTTGGCCCTACTATTGACCGTGTGATCTACCGATCCAATCAAGAACTTATGAAGGTGCGCTAATGGCCATTAACCTCCCGATCGTCACCCAGTTCTCGGACAAGGGCCTCAAGGCCGCCAAGGCCGCGTTCGCTAACTTCAAGACTGATGTCGGCAACGCGACTGGCGCGATGGGCAAGTTCAAGGCTGGATCTAACGCTGCTCTGAGCGCAGTCAAGGCGAACGCTGGGGCACTCGCACTTGCTGGAGGTGCGGCTCTCGCAGGCTTCGCAGTGAAAGCCATTGGACAATTCCAAGACCTTGCTCTGGCATCAGGCAAGTTCGCCGACGCGACAGGGCTCTCAGTTGAGAATGCTTCACGATGGACAGAAATTGGCGGTGACATTGGTATCGGTGCCGATTCCATTCAGACTGCGCTCGGCAAAATGAACAAGACTCTCGGCACGACTCCCGAACTCTTTAAGGAGTTAGGCGTGGATGTAGTCCGAACTGACTCGGGCCTCACCGATGTGAACGGAACCTTCTTGGCGGTCATTGACCGATTGAAAGAGATTAAGGATCCCGCCGAGCGCGCTCGAGTGGCGGCGCAACTCCTCGGCAAGGGCTGGCAAGAGATGGCGCAGTTCATCAACCTTGGCTCCGATGAACTTCAGAAGTCCCTGGACTCAGTATCGGGCGCGCAAGTGATCTCAGATGAAGAACTCAGAAAGGCAAAAGAGTACCGAGACACTATGGATGATCTTGGTGACTTGTGGAGTGGTTTTGTCACTGACGCTGGCGGTGTGTTTGTCGCAATGGTGAACGACTTTAAAGAGGGCACATCTTCTTGGGAAGGTTTCAGCGACTCGCTTCGCAAGGGAGCAGTCGGACAGGCTCTCGGGAAACTTACTGGACTCTTTAACGACAATGAGGAGCAAGCAAAAGCAACCGCTACGGAAGCGAAGCGTCTCGGTGATGCCTATGCGGGCTATGTCGGATCAAGGCTGGAGGAAAGTCGCCAACAGTTCGCACTCTTGAACGGCGAACTTGAAGATCAACAAGGCGAACTGGGGAAACTGACTGCGGACTGGCAGACCCTGCTCGGCACTTTGGACACCACAGAGGCGTTCGCCAACCTTGAAGAATCCCTCGGCGCAGTGTACGAGGCGGGCATCAAAGCGTTCGGTGGAGGTGCTGAAGAAGTCGCCGAGTATGAGCAACAAGTCAGAGATCACATTCGAGCAGTCGCCGACCTCGCCATTGCGCTTGATCTCACCTTCGGCGAACAGAACAAACTCAAGATCTTCGTGGACACTGGTGATCTTGCGGCCGCTGACGAATACCTCGCAAGGATTCAGAGAGGCTTCGGTGTGGATCTTGGCTTCGGTGTCGGCATACAAGGGAAGCGTGCCAACGGTGGGCCCGTTGCGCAGGGCTCAAGTTATCTTGTGGGCGAGCGCGGCCCAGAGATCTTTACACCATCAGGAAGCGGGATGATCACACCGAACTCTGCGGTCGGTGGCTCAGTCTCAAGCGGCAGTTCGTACCTTGTGGGCGAGCGCAAGCCTGAGATATTCACACCATCGGGAAGCGGGATGATCACACCGAACTCTGCGGTCGGTGGCAACACCATCACCATCAATGTGCAAGGAGCCGACCCACAGGCAGTCGTCAAAGCCCTCCAAGATTACAACCGCACCGCAGGCCCGATTCCCGTGAACACTCGAGCGAACTGATGACCAAACAAGTCTGGCAAGTGGAACGCGACGCAACTGATGTCACCAACCAGATTGAATCATTGCAATATTTCACGGGCAGGCGCACCCAGTTTGATTCTTGGTCACCCGGCTCACTTGTGTTCACCATCCACAATGACAACGGCGAAGCGAACGGATACGACCTTAACGACAAGATCACGCTCACTGCTACGGGCACAGATTTCTATCAGTGGTTCTATGTGCAAGAGGTGCTCTTCAATGATCTTGGTGGCGATGGCGGAGGCTCATCGGCGACCATTGTGTGCGCCGATCTGATGGGTAGGCTCGGCCGCATCACGGTGTTTGAGGAGTCAATTTCAAGCGCAGGGACTGTTCAACAAATAGTGGATGAGTTCAGTTATTTGACACCTGTCGGTACAACAATCTTCAATGTGAGTGATGGTGATTCAACTGCGGCCGCTGACTCTTCATACACGGGAACTGCTCTCAACCGTCTGAACTTAAACATGACAACCGAACAGGGCTGGGTGAGTGTCACCGACATCGGTATCTATCTATACGGCCGTTCGGATGTCGCAGGTCTTGCACCTGCGGCGGTCACTTTTGCTCGAAGCGCATCAGGCTCATTTCAGTTCGGCTACTCCGACATCAAGCGCATCGCTCTCGGCTCTAACTATCTGAACACTTGCACCGCTATCCCGCCGACGGCCGCGCAACAAAACGCGACAGATGCGGCAGGCGTGGCGACCTACGGCACCTACGGCGCAGAGTTCGCTACCGTGGACAACTCTCAAGCGCAGGCTCTATCGTTCGCCCAGTGGCAAGTCCAGTCACGATCCGATCCCGATGAACTGTCATTCCAGATGAGCGTGTCGGACACCGCCAACGATCTGACCGAACTCTTCAACAACATCTATCTCAACAATGCAATCGTGGATGTCTCTTACCAGAACCCCGGCACACCAATAGACTTGACCTCTACACAGATCATGCAAGGTTGGAGCATGACCGTGACACCAGCGAAGACCGACATGGAGATCTTTACTTCCCCTCTCACATACACCAACTTCTTCACTCTGGACTCGGCAACCTTCGGTGTGCTGGATACCAGCCGACTGGGATGGTAGAGTCCGACATGAAAGGCATCCGATGAGCAGCAACTTCCCCACCAGCATTGACAGTCTCGTTAATCCGCTAACCACGGATCCGATGAACTCGCCATCTCACGCTGATCAACACACCAACGCGAACGATGCTATTGAGGCGATAGAGACAACGATTGGCACGACTGCGGCACCCGTGTTGGCGCGTCTGGCATCTCCGACGTTTACTGGTGTCCCGTCGGCTCCGACTGCGGCACCGCTAACGAATACGACTCAGATCGCTACGACTGCGTTTGTGGTCGCGGCGGCGAATACTGGCCCTCAGGGTGCCACTGGTGCGACGGGTGCTACTGGTGCGACGGGTGCTACTGGTGCCACTGGCCCTCAGGGTTCTGCTGGTTCTCAGGGTGCTCAAGGCCCGCAAGGTACACAGGGCGCACAGGGTTCTCAGGGAGCAGTCGGTTCCACTGGTGCCACTGGTGCGACTGGTGCTACTGGTGCCACGGGCCCTCAGGGTGTTACTGGCCCTCAGGGTGCCACTGGTGCTGCTGGTGCGACTGGTGCTCAGGGTGCCACTGGTGCCACTGGTGCGACTGGTTCACAAGGCCCGCAAGGTACACAGGGCGCACAGGGTTCTCAGGGTTCTCAGGGAGCAGTCGGTGCCACTGGTGCCCAAGGCGCACAGGGTTCGCAAGGTTCAGGAGTCACGCCTTTTGGCCTCACCGCAGGGCTTTACTATTCAACAATGAGAACGGTTGGAAGCACTATTACCGCCACATTTCAGACGACTTACTACACGCCCATCTCGTTTTCTCAATCGGAAACTTTTGACCGTATAGCAATCACGACAACAAGTTATAGCGGCACGGGCGCAGTGCGTTTGGGTATCTACAATAACGACAGTACGACAGGAAAACCGACCACAGTTCTTCTTGACGCTGGAACCGTTGCCACAACCGCAAATAACACGACTTATGAAATAACTATCTCGGAAACCTTAAACGGTTCCTACTGGTTGGCGTTTTGTGTGCAAACGGCACCAGCAACTCCAACCTTTTTTGGAATGACTACACCTCTCGGGCTTGGCTATCAAGTGTCCACATCAGGAACAAGCTCGGCGCAAGCAGGCACATGGACACAGGCAAGCGTTAGCGGTGCGTTCGCTACCGCAGGAACATTAGTTGCCTCTGCGACTGCCGTATCGGTAGCGTTAAGGGCATCATGAGAACTGTCACCTACGGCATCGGCGGCTACGACCCCACCAAACCAAACGGCAACATCGTGGAAGAATACGACGACGGCATCGAACCCGAACCCGAAGAGGAGACTGAATCGTGACAACCCTCGGCAATTTTGTTGTTGGCCAACAATTGACCAGCAGTGACATGAACATCATCGGCACATGGTCATCGTTCACCGTCACCACCACAGGCTCCGCCAACATGACATTTACAGGGCAATCCTGCGTCATTAACGAATTATGCGTGTTTGAGATTATTGGCACTGCCTCGGGAGCGGCGACACCACCAGTCACCGTGACACTCCCCGAAGCGATGGCATCACTCAACGGCGCAGTCGGATTCCAAGCAGGCTTCTTTGATGATTCCGCATCCGTCTGGTACTACGGCCCGATGCAACGCTCGAGCGGAACCATTGTCCAAACTCGAGTGTGGAACTCATCGGCGACCTACCTCACCGCCACACAAGTCACCAACCTCATCCCGTTCACATGGGCCGCTAACGATCTCTTTGTGCTCACGGGATCGTACCGAATGTCATGAACATCACAAATCCACCAAAGGCGTTGATTGTTCTTGTCGGGCTTGCTTGCATCACTGTCCTGATGGCGGTCGGCAAGATTGAAGAGTCCGCTGGGACTGGGCTCATCGGCTCGATTGTCGGCTACGGAATTGGCAACGGCATCAGAGGCACCTCCGAGACACCACCGATCATCTCAAGGAAAAAATGACTGACTATCCTGTTCGCCCGATTGTCATGCCCGCCGATCTGAAGCACGCCATGAACGGACTTCTCCGCAAGGATGTGCTTCGCAAGATTGGGCCCACCCACGGCGAACTTCACAGGCAAGCAGCAACGGCATGGAACTGCCTCACGATGGCCGCATTCTTTGACGGCATCTCGCTGGATCATGTCGGCGCATATCGCACACTGGGAGCACAAAACACACTCTTCAAGCAACGTTACTCACTGACTCCACAGGGCAGAAATATCACACGCAAAAGCAACGGGCAGACCTACTATCTGCGCGACGGTTTCGCACCATCATCCACACCCGGCATGAGCAATCACGGTTGGGGACTGGCAATAGATGTTGAATCATGTTCAGGCAAAAGGCTGGAATGGTTACTGAACGACAACGCCGAGAAGTTCGGATGGTCGTGGGAAGTCAAGAACGGCCCACAAGCAGAATCATGGCATATCCGATATGTGTGCGGAGACGCTCCACCTCGAGGTGTGCGCAATGCCCTCGCCGTCTTCCCAGAGTTGAATGCTTGACATCCACCCACAGGCTTGGTCAGATGACTGAGCCAAGAGTCCGCACCTTGCGGGCCGACAACTGGAGGCACTCATGAACCCATTCAAGTTCTTATCTTTGACATTCGGCTTTTATCTCAGCCTGGTGGTCGTCTTCGGAGGCGGCAGCAACGCCAGCCCCGAGCCGACACCGACGGTGACTCAGCCGAGGATCACAGTCGTGATGCTGACACCCGAGCAACAGAAGGACAGGATCGCCGAACTTGCTCCCAGCCCCACCACTACATTGGCACCAGTGGTCATTGTGGAGGTCTCTGAGGGCACCGAATGTCAGCAGTGGCTTCAGACCGCGCTTCAGGCTGGATGGCCCAACGATCGCAAGATCTTGGATCGGCTTGGTTTCATCATGTGGCGCGAGTCCAGATGTACGCCAGACGCAGACTCAGGCCCCGATCACGGGCTCACACAGATCAACCAGATTCACAAGGGCTACATCGCCGATCTCGGCTGGACATTTGAGCAGATGAAGGATCCAGCCAAGAACCTCCGCTTCGCATGGCTTCTTTACTCGGGCCGTGAAGCCAATGGTCAATGTGGCTGGACACCGTGGTCACTGTCATGCTGACCGACATCTTGAAGATGGGCGACTGGGTAGATGATGCCGAGTGTCGCGGGCAACCGCTTGAGTGGTGGTTCCCGTTGGAGTTCAACAAACAGGCGAGCAACATTAAAGCGGCGAAAGCGATCTGTCGCCGATGTCCAGTCCGTGAAGACTGCCTCGAATATGCGATGAGTTATCCCCACACCTACATGAGTCTCCCCGGCATTTGGGGAGGGCTGACCGAGGCTGAACGCAGGCAACTGGACTCGGATCGGTATTGGGCTCAAGTGGATGCCCAAAAGTAATCCTTGACATTCTCTCACCCATCAGTCACAATCAAATAAACCAACCCGCTACCCGACAGGAGCAAAACCATGAAGAGCCAGATGATTACACGCCGAGCGCGTCAGACC